ACGTTCAAACATAGACTCCCATTCCTGCCGGGAGTTCTTGTCTGCATCGTAGTTGTTATATACTGTGTTGGATATTTCCCCTAGTGTTTCCTCATCCAGTGTCTCAGCCAGATTTGCATACCATTCCTGTACTGGAGCTTCTGCTATCATTTCAACTGTGGTACTGGTGAAGTCAACTGTTACACCACCATCAGGTTCTACTTCAAATGTAGCTTCCTGTTCATTATCCATTGGTACAGGATTCATAGGAACTACATTAGCCACTTCCTGTGGTATTGTATCAAATGGATTTCGTTCTGTTGCCATATTTGTTTTCCCGTCTTTATCTATCTACTGGTATTTCAAAATCATAATCGTCATCTTCTGCT